TTCATATTTATCGGAGAACCGAGATGTCACCTTTACCCTTGTACGATGAAATTGATTCCTTAATCTATGATATCCGTCAGTTCCTAACTGACAACAGCTTTCGAGATTCGGACGAAGGTCCGTTCTCTCAATTAGTTGGGATGTTACTTACTATCCATAGTAAGTTTCGCTCTGACCCTGCTTTATCGGGTCTGTTAGGCGAATTAGATTATTCGGAAATGTTGGATGTTGCTGTTAAACTGTCGAATGAAAAGTTCGCAGAATTTGTCAACGACATCCTCATGTTTCGGTACATACCCGCCTTTGGTAGAGCTTGCCTTGATGTTACAATCAAGTACAGGTTCCACCTTTTGGAGGGTGTTGTTACTGAACATTATCAACTTCCCGTAACTCGGGCTGGGATTGAAGACGTGAAAGACCATTCTGTGGCCTCACTGTACTCTTCCCTTAATGACGATCTTTGTTCTTCCACTCCTGTTGCCCCTAGGTTGGGGATTAACGAGGAGGATATCTAAATGTCTAGGTACCACGGTTTTATTAATGGCCCTTCTACATTTCGCGGAGAATACTTCGCAGCATTATCAACGCGTGATGATCTCACTGCACTCGTATCTCAAAGTACGATTTACAGTGCTACTTGGAGCTCGCTCCAAGAGATCGCTGTTTCCAGGGGGATTAGTTTCTTCCCCGATGTTACGGCACTTGATATTCAAACCACTATTGGGGCGAAGTCTTGGCCTATCATTCGGAAACTCGCGCATATGCTAGATATTGATATTTATTTATAACTCACGGTGGAGCGCTTCCTAGAAGTGACTCTATCTCGTCCTTGAAGGTGTTTCTTATGTCAAATCGTCCTATCGGTCCTTGGACCGAGACACAAGACCAGACAACTAGCAGGCCATTTAATTTTGGTGGCTGCACTATCATAGCGAATCCCTTGAATTCTTGGGGTTCTGGATTTTACGTACCTGGTACGTTTATCCCTTATGAAGAGTCGTCTGTACGTGGTTCATTTTCCTTTAAACAAGGTGTGAATAACGGTAAGGGACCTTTTCTCGAACCTTCTCCGTGTGTAACGGAGTTTAGGAACAGTGGCCCACTAGCAGTATTCGGTTTCGAATTATCTGGTAATAGTGCCTCACTTCCAGCGCTTGCTGGGGTAAAGTGTACTGTAACCGGAGTTTGTAGGCCAATATTGTATAATGACCACGTCGCCGGGTTTGATGAACTGCTCACAACCACCACTAACAAAGCTTATATGAAGCTCGCCCAAAAACTATCGGGCGTCCTGGCTGAAACCGGGGTTCTTAGTGGAGAAATGAAAGAGACCTATGGAACGGTAAAACATGCCGTAGAACTTATTGGCTCCAAGACAAACAATGTCACCCAATCCCTGGGTCGAGCTTATAAGAATATCCGCGGCGGCAATTTCGCACCCGTTGTACAAGAGGTAGCTGATCTTTTCCTAGAGTACCAGTTTGGGGTAAAACCCCTGGTCACTGATATTGGAAATGTATTAGATGCTGTTGCCCAGCTGGGTAACAACACATCGTCTTATCGTCACATCAATGGTACGTATGCATCGGACATCTTGTCCCATGAAACATTCCCCACTGATTCTTTTTATTGGCCCGGTATCTATTGCGACCGATCATCCACACGAAAGTGTACGATCGTCGTAAAGATGGGTGCCACTTATGACGTAAGACTACTACCCGAGGAGATCCTGCCCGATTACCGTAGTAAATTCGGTTTCGATTCGCAGAATCTTCTCCCCACTGTGTATAATTTAACTCCATACACTTGGGTTGTTGATTACTTTACCAATGCGTCTGATTTTGTAAACGCATTCGCTTTTCGGCGAGGACTCCTGAGATATGGTTATACCGTGACACTTGTAAAATCTGTGTCGCGTCATACCTATAATTTCAGAACAGGTCCTGATTTTGTAATAACTGGCCCGCCTGAATCGGCGGCCGGTACGAGTGAAAACTTCTACTTTAACCGTGTTCCTACTAACCATGATGCATTTGTTCCGAGTTTTGAATTTCGGACGCCTCAGTTAGGCCAAGTTGCAAACTTATTTGCTCTTGGCGCTTCCCGAGCTGCTAGCGGTCAGATTCGTGCAGAAAAGCAGAATCCCCGTTTGTCGCAGGGACAGTTAGAAACCTTTGTAAATCTTATTAGACATAACTTTAGGTAATTAATATGGCCTTAACTCTCATTACCACTATAACCGGTGCTGCTATGACGAGCTTTACATCACCTACTTATACCGCCGTTGCGGACCAAGCCATTGATCTACGTAGTAGACAGGCCGTGGTTACCAGCGTTGGTGGTACTCAGACAGGTGTTGTATCACACTCGTTGAACGCTCCGTTCACCATTACACTTCGGCGTGCGTCAATAATTAAGACGCTAGCCAAAGCTTTTTTGAATGGCGTAACTGGGCAATACTCACGTGTTCCATACAACGATTTTGTTGTTTTAGTTCGTAAGTCTGCACAAGTTGCAGCCGGACAATGGTTCACGAATGACTTTCGCATGACAGCACACGTAGCCGCCGGATCAGAAACTTTTGATGAACCCAATGTTAAAGCGGGTTTATCATGTCTGATTGGTGTTGCGTGGGCTAATAGTTCAGGTATCTTTGACACTTGCAAAACAGGTGTGTTAGGTACCGCTTAAGTTTTTTTGAGTATATATTTTCCTTTTGGAGGCAGTATAATGAAAACCGAGTATAAACGTAAAGTAGGTAAGAAAAATCCGACACCAAACCCGAAAGGTAAGGCTAAATCGGAGAAGTACGAACCTACTGCAGTTAACCCGCTCTTTGATCGATTAATAGAAGGCATACGTTATGACCTGGCTAAATATGAAAACACAACCAAAACACTCTCAGATGATGTGGTACATTATGTTGATAACAGAACGGGCCGCGAGGCCTATATGTCTGTTTCTCGTCATTTTGCTATTACATCATTGGTACCCGGACTCCTTAAGAAGTATGTTGGAGAGACTCGTCTCTTCCCACACGCCTCTTCTGGTGACCGCGCGCGAGATGCTATTCAAGATTTTCTAGATAGCAATGCTCGTTGTAGAGTTTATAACGAAACCTCTGATCCGAAAACTTTTGATCCTTTCTTGGACACTGTTATCGGTGAGGTTTCTGTTTGTCTGGATAATGTATTCGCCAGATGCGACGACCTATTAACTTTAGGGTCTATCGCACATAACATGCGTGTCGGACCGGGGGCCAGTGCCGATGTGCCTGGATCTCGAACCGGTACGTTCCTGAAAATTTTGAATGGAGGAATATCCTTTTCTTCTATTCTTGTTTATCAGATGTACCGTGCGTGTACACATGTATCACCTCTCACCCATTCCGTTGAAACTTATCGGAAAGGTAAATTTGGGGTACATGATGTCTTCGACTCAACTGCACAATTTCTATCGGTCCTTAAAACCGCATTAAAAAATAGGGGCATTTGCAAGCAACCGTCGGGGAACATGGTTCTCCAATTGGCGGTCAACGGAGACTTTCAACAAGTCTTAATCCGTTGTTTTGATTGCGATCTCGAAACGCAACAGGAATTGAATCGTCATCTGGCCCTTTTGGGGTCCTATGAGTCGTTTCATATGACGAAGCGTACCTGGGAGTGGTGTACTTTGGACTTGTCCGAAGCATCTAACTTTCCAGCTATACTTATTAAACGTCTTTTTCCTTTGCGCGTTGCTCGTATACTATCGATACTCCGTTGCCGAAATATAAAAGTAGGCGGTGAGATTATTGAAAAACATATGATGTCAACGATGGGGAACGGATTTACGTTCTCCCTTATGACCCTATTCTTGTCCGCAATTGTCCGAGTTCTGTATGAATTAGCAGATCTTCCTGAGTTTGACACGTTTGTGTGTGACCATTCACTTGGTTGTCGCAATTCAAAGTTAAAAACTTGGGGCGTTTATGGGGACGATATAATTGTAGATAAGCGAGTGTTCGAACCATTAACAAAGGTTCTTAAAGCACTTGGTTTCGTAATTAATGCTGGCAAATCTTTTTCCTCTGGACCCTTTCGGGAGTCCTGTGGGGGGGATTACCACCATGGTTACGAAGTGCGACCCGTATTTGTCGAAAACCTCGACAATAAGCATGACATTTTCTCACTAATTAATCGACTGAATGATTGGAGTGTAAAACACTCTGTCCCGTTGCCGACTGGCATTCGTACACTGTACGATGCCTTAAGCAATGAGGATCAGAAGATTGTTGTCCCAAATTGGGAAGGTGTTGATGCCGGGATTCACGCTCCTTTATCTTGTTACTCGCGACCTGATTTATATTCGGTGCCATTCCCCTTTCGGGAGGAATGGTCACCATCAGGTTCTGATTGCAAGAAGGTTGTTTACTATGAATCATTCCAACCGGTCGCTTCTAAACTGACGTTCTTTAGGGAACGTCAGTCTAAACCGCGCCGCTGGTCATGTGTGGTCACTCGCCGTGAATTTGAATATACGGCGGTGACAGACATAGCTTGGTTTACAGAAAACTACCTAGGCATCCTTATGGGGATGCTTGAAGGTAGCGTTATAGAAGGACGTAGCGGATGTAGAAGTTTTACTACCCGCTATAAGAAGATATGGAATTTAGCCCCACAGTGGGGTGATCCATCTCTCTTCCGCGACCAAAGTTGGCTCAGGCCTAAAAAACAGCCTGAGGTCGTGCTACCTATTTATGCGAACTGGGCAGTTCGCGTCTCTGCAAATCTGAAGGGTGTCGATATTATTCGTACTATCGATGTAATAGAGCTTTATAATCAACTTGCTCTTCCTTCGCCCTGTAGTCAGTATGAGAACTTTGTAAATTCTTATATTCTCCACAGGTGCCGTGACTTGCTGGGATCTATCGCTTTATCTTACTTTAACCAGTATACCCGATCCAACCGCGAGGCTGGATGGGTGTACGGTGAGTTGATATAAAGTGATCATAAATATGCGTATGGAAACAAACCACCTCCAAAGAGGATCGTTGTTTTACTAGTCCATACACGTCTGTCTAGCTAACACACTGACATTCGTAACCGTTTACACACGTTATAGCTTCGCATGTAACGTCACGGGGCCGATGTGATTTATCTCACTAGGCATGGAGCCCTCACGTAAGAGTGAGGAAGCGACATAACTTTTTTGGCGACAGGGA